CCCGAGATGCAGAAGAATCTGTTCACTGGCCCCTTGCTCTACGATGGCCTGAACTACGTCGCCACCCACTTCGAGTGCATGTTCCGAGATCAAATGGAAGGGGCCTGGGCGACCGCCTGGAAGCATCCAGACGGTGCGATAATCGTAACGTCCGAATCCCCATCCAAGACTGTCCTAATGCGTCGTCTGCACCCTGAGGGCCTTGGGGAGTGGATCGCCACGGATATTCCGTGGCCGGGCCACGAAAAGGCTTTGATGGCTCGCGGCTACAAAGTAGCCGGGATCGACTCGAACGACCCGCCATTCGAGATCCCAGCCCAAGGGCTGGGACTCTTTTGCTCGTCGAAAGAGCATTGGCTAGGGTTCAATCCCGACTTCCGCATGTTCGGGGGCGAGGAATGCTACATCCATCGGAAGTACCGAAACGCAGGACGGAAGGCCATGTGCCTTCCGTTCCTCAAGTGGGTACACCGATTCGGGAGAGTCGGTGGGCCGAAGTACCCGCTGACGATGGAGGGTAAGATCCGGAACTACCTTCTCGGATATGACGAACTCGGCCTCGACCGAGAGCCGATTCGCAAGCACTTCGTGGATGAAGTCAAAGTACCGCAACAGCGGTACGACGTGATCGCCGCCGATCCTAAGGCGTTCTCGCCTTACGTCGCACCGAAACAACCACAAGCCGACGCCATCGGAACCTCGAACCTCGGGCTTCCTTTGCCAGTTGGAGTCGAAAACCTCGGCCAAGTGGCCGAGTTTCTCCTCAAGAACCCACGCGACTTGGACCAGCATATCAACGCATTTATGCGTTGGACCATCGACTGCGATGTCGCAGTCGAGATCACCAAGCGGCGGGAAAGCTCTGCTTTCCTGCTCGCTGCCTTGGGTCGCAAAGTCTGCAAAGGCAAGTGCAACAAGGAAACCTGCGACAAGGAAACCTGCAAGCAGGTTGCCGAACTGTTCTCTTGGCAGGAAGAATCGGACAGCCTTTTGGGCATCCTCCAAGAGCATGTCAAGATTCACCAAGGCCGACCGCTTAGTTACACGGTCACCATCGCCGATCTGACCGAGCCTGTAGGCGAGATCCCCGAGGCCGACTTCCTGTTCCTCGACACTCGGCACACCGGCGAACGCCTTCATCGGGAATTGACCACCTACTCGCCCATGATCCGCAAGCGGATCATGGTCCACGACACCGCCTTGTATGGGCTTGTCGGAGAAGGCAACACCAAGGGCCTCTGGTGGGCTATCAAGGCATTCATGGCCGACAACCCAGAATGGTTTGTCGCCGAACACAACGATGCTCAGTACGGTATGACCGTACTGAGTCGAGTGCCTGAGGATCGTCCGAAGGACGAGACGAAGCCTTGGCCCAAAACCGACAAGGATGGTAATCCTTGCGGTTGTGGGACCAACCTCAAAGGCTGGCTCAAGAAGATCGGCATCGAGGCTTCTCCTACCTGCTCTTGCAACGCAAGAGCAAAGGCGATGGACTTGCAAGGCCCTCAATGGTGTAGGGACAACATCGAGACGATCTTGGATTGGCTAAACGAAGAAGCCACCAAGAGGAATCTTGGTGGCTTGTTCTTCCGACCGGCTGTCAAGCTGGTCGTACAAAGATCAATTGCAAAGGCCGAGAAGGACGAAGCCGCAGGCAACTGCGGCTAGTCCGATCCCAACCGGGTCCACGCCGGAGTAGGTGTTGTAGGAGGGATCTCTCTCCCATAGTACGCCTCGATCTCTCGGCGAGTCTTAACATAGAACTCGTCATAGACGGCTTCCAATGGCTTGCCCGACACGCTGTGTGGGCAAGCATCCCAAGAGGATTCGCAATCGAATCCTCTTGACAAGCCCGACCAATGCTGCTCGCCTTCGGCTCCCCACCTGTAGACATAGGTGGGGAGCGTCGGCGTTGCTCGCCCACCCCCGAATCGAGTCTTGAGTTCGCCGAGAAACATCTGATCTTGGCCTACGTTCTTGCGGTCTGGGAACAGACCGCCCCAAGGATCTAGGCACTTCCGGTCGAAAGTGATGCTCGACCAGAACCGACCTTCGGTCGGTTCGACGTTCAGTGAACCACCGAAGGTGGTGAACACCTTGTCGGGGTAGGTCCACAAGGCCCCGGTCCCGTAATGCCACGCCGCATGTTCGAGATGATTCTCGGTGAACCCATCGTCGTCATCCCAGATGGCGACGTGGGTGTGTTCCAAAGGTCTGTGCTTGTTCGCGTTTTTCAAGACGTAGTTGTACTTTGCCGCGATGCTCGGGAACTTCTGATCTGTGTGCTTGTTTAGATAGTAAACTCCGACAGACTCCCAATTTCCCCAGTCCCACAGGGTCATAGAAATCTGTGCCTTTCGGGGGCGATCATCAATGATCGCCAACGTGGCGTTCTTGTAGGTCTGATCCAAAAAGCACCTAAGTGCGTTTTGGATTGTTTCGTGCCTGTGATTCCACACAGGCATCAGGCACAGAAAATGCGGTCGGTTCATTTGCAGAACTCCTTTGGGTGGATGCAGATTGCTTTTTGGTTGAGAGGGACTTCGTATCGGCAGATGCCTTGTCGTTGAAGCACTGGGTACTGGATGCCGGGAAACGGCTGCCGAGGCTCGCACTTCTGCCCTGGCTTAGTTTTGAACGACACCGTCCGGGTTTCCACGGATGGGCGGTCGTACTCACAAACCCACGCGCCCGGCTCGATAGCGAGCAGGGCTCTGTGGAATTCCTGAACATTGAAAGTGCGTTTGGCATCCTGCATCCTCTGTGCTTTTTTCAGAAGCCTACGCTGCAAAGCGTAGGCTTCTGCTAGGGATTTGATCCTGCGGTTGATCCTCATGTTCATGCCCAAAGCTCTAGCTTTGGCAAGGTCTTTCAGGAACGCAGGTTGCCAAGTGTTTACGTGGATCGCCGTGGGTGGGTTCTTAGGATTCTTGCTCATGTTCTTTCTGAGTGGATATGCCGATGCCGTTCCAATCGCATCGGTCGTTTTCGTGGAAAATAGGTTGGCCGAGTTCTGCGCGTCTGCGCATCACTTCGATCTTCTCCCAAGATCCGGCAGGGGCGTCAGTGCCGACGAACATGGCTTTAGCCACGTCGTCGGCAACTGGGTGATTGCCGTACCTCAGGATGTACTCGAATCTGTCGTTGGTCACGCTGGTGTTCCCTGCGGCTCATGCCCCGCATCGTAAACCCGCTCGTAGATGTGCCAGACGAACGGGCCATCGAATATCGTTTTGCAGTGGTGCGACTGGCTGTTGGGAATGTCGTCTATTTGCCGACCTGTGCCGTGGATCTCAAAGAATCGACGTATAGTCGTAGGAGCCTCGGAGGCTTCCCAATCGGGGTTTGTTTCCGCCCAAAGAAACAAGCGATAATTGCCATGAGCATCCATTCGGTGGTCAATGTGCAAGATTTTACTGCCCTTAGGCAGTAAAATCTCGCAACGCCTGTGGAGGCCGATTACCAGTGGGTATTTGTAGACTACTCTAGCCATTATTGAATCTCCAATCTGTTCTCGAAGTCCATGAATTCTTCGATGTGTGTGACCATGATAATCTGAACTCCCATTTCTTGGGAGAGTTCAGACAGAAGTGCGCGGACGTTGCTGCGGTAGTGCGACGAGACGAACCGGAACGGTTCGTCCAGAATCAAAACCCTGGCAGGTTGAGGACGTTGCAGCATGAGGCAAGCGAGCCGCAAGCCGAAAGCTGCCACGTCTAAAATTCCGCCGCCGCACGATTGGAGGGGGTCAAGCTCATGGCCTTCCGCATCGACGAGGACGCCACGCACTTCTGTCTGCCCCCGTTTCTGCTCGAAAACGAGCAGAAACGACAATGCTTGGTCGCCAAAGACTGCCTGCAAGCATCGGGTAACGACGTACCCGATGCGTTTCTGACAAGCCTCTTGGCATTCCATGCTGACCTGTTGGACAATCTCCTTGGCCGCCAAGGCGGCCTCGTACTGCCCTCGCAAGTCGTCGATAGACGACTTGCTGGTTGCGACCGCCATGACGGCGGCCTTGTGTTTACTTGAGGCCGCCGAGAGCGGTGATCGCAGATTGGTTAGCCGCAAAAAATTCGTCACACTGTTGGTTGAAGGCAGGTTCATTGGTTGCGATGTACTGTTCGAGTTCTTGGATTTCTGTTTGTGCCGACTCAACCGATTCGTGGCCGAGTTCCCTGAGGTTGTGGAGTAGTTGCTCTCTCTGCCCCTCCATCTTGCTTTTCTGAGTCTTGGCTGACTCTAATCTCCGTTGAATTTCCGCATATTCCACAATCAGTTCTCCTGGCTTTAAGTGTGCATGGCTTATCGCCTGCCCCACCGTAGGGGCAGGCGATGTATTGTACGTCTGGGCTCGGTACTTCTGGAATACGGTAGACCAGATTTTGGCAGATTATGCAGACATAATCAGCCATTTTGTTTGAGATCCGTAATCATCTGTCGGAGGATTACGGCAGTCTGCGATCCGGCGGCGTCGACGGCTCGCTCCAAGTTTTCGAAGAACGAGTCTCCCGAGAGTTGCAAGTCTTGCAACTCTTGGATGACCTCGGATGCCACCTTGGCATCCTCGACCTGCGGCTGCCACGACTCTAGCCACACAGGCTCGGGTACGTCGTAGGGATGCCTCTCGATAGTCCCATCAGACATCAGAAGTCCATAGTGAGGCACTAGGGACTTCTGATCGGCGTTCTGCGGGATGAACCCCCCGTGGTTCATCACGTTGGGTAGCATCCAAGGAATATGGTTGTCCCCGATAATCATGGCATCGAGGTTGGGGTAGAGTCGCTCGAAACGAGACGACTCCTCGGCCTTGGCGTGGCAGTTGAACTGGTTGCTCCAAGCGTACTTGTGGAGGACTCCCAGCTTGATGCCGTCGAAGGCCAGCTTAGTGCCGTTGAAGGGGTGGCTTTCCGCTTCGGTCGGTGGTTCCCACCGACCCCAAGGCATCGCCCACACTTGCAAACCTATGTCGCCGTCCCAAGTACCTGCGGGTAAGTCATAAATGACATCAGCAGCGACCAGACATCCGTAGGCCCCTCGGAGCCTACTCTCATAGTCGTGGTAGCGGAGATCATGCTGACCGGGAATAGCCCACATTTGGGGTAGGTGTTGAATCGCGAATCGGACGAGTTCGCTAGATGGGTTCCATCGGTCGAACACGTCACCTGCGCAGATGATCGGAACATTCCCACAACGGTACGCTGCATCTCCCAAAGCATTGAGATGGTTCTCCATGACCTCGTACCAGTCCTTTTCGGCTCTGGCACTCGGGGCGGTTTCCCGCAAATGGAGATCGGAACACAAGACGGCTAAAGGGGCTTTTTGCAAGTCGGACATACTTCCCTCACTAATTTGATTTTGGTTTCTAACTCGGTGACGGATTGGCAGGCGACTAGGTAAGTCCCCTGCCAATCCGCTATGCTATTCAACACACGTTCCAACTTCGACTGCTTGGCTCGCGACTCTGCGAGTCGCTTGCCTGTTGCCAGTAGCCCATCCACGTCCCCGTGGATGGGCTTGACGGCGGCTAGTTGCTGGGCTACTGGTCGGATCGCAGCCAAGCGGGATCGCTTGGCTGCGATCTGCTCGCCCTGCTTTTTCAGTTTTGCTAATCCTGATCCGACAGTATTAACCAAACTGATCTTGGCCGACACGTCGGCCAAGGGGGCAGTTGCGGCAAGAATCGCCGTTCGGCGATTCTTTTTGTCGGCGAAAGCCTTGGCCTGATCGGCCAAGGCTTGTAGGTCGAGTATCAGTTTGTCTAATGATTGCAAGGAGAGCGACAAGGCTTCGACTACTTGCGTCTTGTCAGACAGCAGCGTGCATCGATTTTGCTTATGCTGCAATTCCTGCATGTAGACGACTAGGGACTCGTACTGAGCCAGAACGCTTGGAAACCAAGCGATCTGGTCAAGTTCGGCTTGTTGCTTCTCGGCGATGGTTTCCATCGCCGAGAGTTCGCCTTTGGTCCGAGTCGCGTTGCTCGCAGCCATCGCGTTGGCCTTGTCGATGATCGACAAGTCCACGATGCGGTTAAGTTCCTTTGCCATCTGGCCGGGGGGTAGGGTCAGCAAGAACGGGGCGTCGTGCTGGCCTTGCAGGTTGATTTCCGAGAGTCCAAGCGTAGCTTGGACTTCGGACGGTTGCTTCGTGGCGCACGCCACGAAGGTCTGACCTGCGGCCTTGTAGCCGTATCCCTCGGTCGGGTGCTTGAACCGAGTGACCTCGCCTCGATCCGAGGCGATGGTCACTTCGGTATGCGGCTCGTCGAACGTCTGCAATCCGGTGATCGGCTTGTGTTCCACAAGCCACCGGATTGCACGAAAGACGGATGACTTGCCTGCGTTTGTGGGTCCGACGATCACGTTGACGTTCGGAACGAACGTCAAGTGGCGGTCGCGGTGAGCCTGAAAGTTAGTCAGCCTGATGTCTGTGAGCATGTTTGGCTTCCTCCCTCTGGTTGGCCGCTTGGTTGATGGCGATGATCTGGTCCAGTTCCTCGTCGGTGAGGAGGCTCTGGTGTAAGTCCCTGCGAATTCTTGCGACTTTGGTTTCCTTGCGGCATCTTTCCATTCCGTGTCGAATCGTATCTGTTACAGGATAAGCCGAGGAGTGAGTCTGACTCCAAGCATCTAAACCTCGAATCCTTAAATTTGAGTTGAGAATATACAAATCATCACCTAAAGTTATCCGGCCAGTCTTGGATATCTTGGTGATTTTGTGGATGGTGTAGTTCCCTCCGCGACCTCCGTGGTGGATTGCAAGTTCGTCTCCGACTTTCCATTCTTTTTTCTGCTCAGACATCATTTCCTCGGTAGGTATTTACTAGGTACGAAGTGTTCCTTGATTATGCCATTCTCGACCATCTGCTGCGAAGCAAGCAGAAGCTCGACTATGGCATCCATCCCGTTATACGTCAGGAGCTTCGGCGTGGGAACCGAAAGTATCTTATTTCTTTGAGAATTTGTTTCGGACTCGAAATAGGATTCCACGTCCCCCGCGAAGTAGGGCACGCCCAACTTCGCAAACGCCTGAAACTTCAAGCCCGTCACGCCGCTGTTGGGATTCTCCCAATGCGCGGCTTGCATCGTGTCCCACCACCACCGGCGAACCTGAACCCCCAGCTTGGATCGGCTCCACCGATCCTCGAACTTCATGTTGGCGGCGATCTTCCTGATGTCGGACGCCAAGAATCGCCGAATCGCATCATGCGTGTCGGTGTACACCGGGAACGAAATGCAATGCAGTTCGTCCCCGGCGGCGTAGGCCACCGCCATCGAAACGATGATCTGGGTGTCCCACTCGGGCTTTAGCCCAGTGGCTTCATAGTCGAACGCAGCGATCTGTGCCGTCTGGGTGATCTTGTCCAGTTCGGTGTTGATCTCTTGGGGGTCGTAGATCTGCCGGATTCGGCTCTCCAAGGGGACGCACCCATCGGGCCACGGGCGGCCCGATATCCGCATCGCATCCCGCAGTTGTTGGTACTCAAACATGCTCGACACGTCGAGCATCCGTTTGTGTTCACCCATCAGGCCCACCGGACAGATCCAAGCGTTGAGATCCCTGCAAGGGATCACCGCGCCGTACCACCGGTCGTAAAGCTCGGCGGGGGTCTGCCAGTATCGGCCAATGACCGACTGAGTAGCCCTCGGGCCGTAGGGAATGACGACTTCGGGGTTGAGGCGTGCCAATTCGCTCGCGACGAGCGGTTGGCAATGCCGCCAAGCCTCGTTTGAGGCCCCTGGGCAGGCCGCTGCTGGCACTTTTGGGTAGGCGTCAAGTGTGACGCCTACCCGACTACAAACGGTCCCTAGACGGCCAAATTGGCCGTCTAGCAGGGCGTTCGGGGCATCATCCCCGGCTTTGTCTACCACAAAGACGACTTTGGCCGGGTTACCCGGCCAAGTCTGCTTCGGATGGCGACAACTTCGGTCGGCCTTACACGTCCCGCAAAGCGGGACGACGGGCAACGACTTGGTTAGCTTTGCGGAAGCGAACAGCGGCATTTTTCTTCGGCTTCCTTGACGGAGAGTAGGAGTTTGAGGAACGATTCGGGGTCGTCGAACGACCACCCCGAATCGGATCGGATGACGAAGAACGGCTCGTCACCGGGGAGTTGGTATTCGCACTCGACGGTAAGTTCCTCGGACCCTACGCCAGAAGGGTCCGTCGTGCCGAGGGTGTTCGGTGTTTGCGTGAACTGGAAAGTGACCTTGCTTATGTCCGGGCCGTAGTAGTCCTTGCTTGTCGTTGTCGAAGGAGTATCTTCTCCTTCGACTTTGATTTGGGCTTCCATTACGAGATGACCCTGCGGTTCGGCAGAAGCCAAGGCGACCGGTTTTTCCCACTTTTCGTAGAATGGATCTTCTTCGTCGGCTTCGTAGGTGTCGGAGGGGTACGCCTCTCGCATCTGTTCGAGTCTGTTCGTATCAATCGCATGGGTGTGCCCATTACCATCGAGAACTACCTCGCAATACGTAGGCAGGGCCGCTACGACGGTCCCCGAACGTCGCGTAAAATTTCCTCCGTCATCTGCGACTCGCACCCTGTCTCCGGGGCTCGGCAGAAAAGGGGCAACGTCGCGGATTTCGTTCTGATTCCAAACCTGTTGTACCTCAGGTACAACAGGGACATCGGAGGCTAGGATTTTCTCACCCTTCTCCAAATGCCGAAAGCCTTGGGGGCATTCGGGCGGTTCGACGGAAGGTGGCCGCTCATTCACAGCATCATTCGCGGCCCACATTGCTTTCATAGTCCTCTCGGCTAGCTTCTGAGCCTCGGTAGGCTCTTTGATGGGTGGTCGCTCGACTACCTGATGGTAGACAGTCCCTTGTTTCCATTGCTCGGATTCTCGGATATTCAGGGAGAACCAACTTCTCATAAGATCGGCGGCCCTCTCGTTGGCCTCCTTACTGGGGGCTCCAGCATCCTGAGCCATCACACTTAGGTTTGCGAAGATCGTCCAAGCAAAATCGCTTTGAGATCGAACCAACTCGCAGTACCTATCAACCACACTGACATCCTCCTTGGTGATCGGCGGATCTGTTTCAGTTGTCAAGGACGGCTCGACGGGTCGGCATTGTTTTGGGCTAGCCCAGAACCAGTTGTCTTTACCGCTCGGCGTCACCCTGATTAGATTGTCGCAGGGTTCAATCACCTTGCACTTGACCCAAACCTCGTCACCTACCTCAAGCTCTTTCATACGATGTTCTCCGTACTGGTCAGATACACAAAATTCTCCCCACGAATCCGCAAAGCGGATTGCGTGAGGGATACAGGATAGTCATGCTTGAGCAACGTCTGAATGTGCTTCGGGTTGATCCCGAAGCACTTCGGCGGCCCGTCATATTCTACGTCCCGGACCTCCTCATAAATCCCACTTTCGTTCTGCCCACGCACCATTATTTTTCCGGGCTTGAGCCGGAACTGGGCTTGCTTCCCAGTTCCGGTGTCAGCGAGGAACGCCGCCGCCTTTTGCAAGGCGTCGAGCAGACTGCTCGGGAATCGGAGGCTCGCCTCCGATTCTGATCGAAACGCATCAGACAGATCGGGCAACGACCCGCTGTACGCCCGGACTGCAACTTGCAGTCCGGTGTACGTTTTGAAATGCACCCACCCTGCGGACTCGGCGAGCGCAGCTACGCCGAGTTCGTTGACCGCACCGCAAGCCGCACGCTTGATAAGCGTCGGCTTGCTGATGGGGCAGTCCAGCTTGTAGCGGACTGCCTGAAACACATCCGTGGCCTGTAGGCCACGGGAGCTTAGTTCCACGCAGGTCAGTTCCCATGCCTCGGAGTCTTTGGCCGCCGAATCGGCGGCCATCGCCAATGCGTCTGCGAACACCGGGGGAACGTCGGACCACTCGCCGGGGGCATCCACCGACTCGTAGTGGGGGATGACATCTAGTTGGACGTTGAGTTTGATCTGCCGGATGTTGGCACACTTGATGACCAACTGGCTGTCCTTGAGCGAGATGTCAATCTCGTCCTCGGTCAGCTTTCGCAGGGTTTCCAAAAGCGGCTTCGCAGGAGCCGCGCATCGGAAGTTGACTACGGTATCCTGTTGGCACAGTACCTCGTCGTTGAACGTGTAGACCTTCCCGTTTGTGAACAGGAAGCATTCCGACTGCTCGATGTTGTCGGTAGAGGACAAGCCAGGGGCGCAGGACTCTAGGTGGCGAAGGAATTCTTTACGCTGGATTTTCATTGTGGAACTCCATACAGTATGTAGTGGTTCTTCGCCTCTTTTTTGAAGAAATCTCGTCTCCAATCGCTCCAAAAAACAGACGCTTGGAAAACATTCTCGTCGGAGTGTAAGTCAAGCCGTAGCCCAGGAAATATCGAGGCAGCGATGCTGCCGCCCGACAGGTTGGTCACGATCAATTCTTCTCGCAAATCCCTCTTGAGAACCAGAATCCAAAACGGAGTACCCGCAAGCGAAGCGGAACGCTTCGCTTGCTCGATGAAGTCCCGCATCTGATTCGGCCCGTTGGGCTTGTCAATCAGGTCTTGGATTGTCGTGCTGTTGTACCCTCGCTTGAGTTCAAAGGTCACGATGTTCAACAACTTCTGTGCTTCGGGACATTGCGCAGCAATGTCCCCGTAGCCGTTGGCTGTGTTCCTACCCGACTTGGCCCGGTTGGTGGCTCGGCCTCCCGAGCCACCCAGCCGCCAGAACCAGTCGTCGGCTTTACCTTCGCTCCACCATAGGGATAGCTTTCGAGCGAAGTCTCGCTCGAAAGCGGAGCCTTTCTTCGGATCGCCCTTGCGTTTCTTCTTGACCGGAGCCTCGGTTGTGGCTTTTTTCTTGGGCATTATTCGACACTCCGCAAACTAGCTCGCCTCGCGACTGCTTCCAGCACTCGCGGGTCTTTGATAACCTCATGACCGTCCCACTGCTGCTCGACGGCTTGGACAAAGTTGCGAAAGCGAACTTGTCGGGGGGCCTTCCTCGCTTGGGTAGTTGGGTTATTCTTCTTGGAGGCTTTGCGTTCCTCAGGGGAACGCGAATCCTCCGGCTTCTTGTTGGAGTCCAACCATTGTCGTCGGGTGAGTCGAATGCTCATTTCTTGATGCCTTTCGGTGTTCGTTGTGCTACGCTGTCGAATACTCGGCCCATCATCGCCCAGTTCAAAGCGTCGACCTGTGGAACAGGTCGACACTCGGGAGTCCCCGGAGCGGGGAGCTTCGTAAGCTGGATGTTCTTGTTATACACTTCTACGTGGTCAGTGAAGCGTTTTCGGAACTCAGGTTTCCCTTTTCCCATTAAAAATTTTGCTGCCTTCGCCATGCCAATGCCTGTCAGTCCGACAACATTGTCGGACGAACAGCCTGCCCATGCCTTTGCCGAAGCGTAAAGGCATGGCGGCATCTCGGAGTGTTTCCTTCGGAAATCCTCCTCGTTGACAACCGTTTTGGAAGCCGGGCGGTAGACTACCACCCGGCTACCTTCGATCATCTGGTACAGATCCTCGTCGTTGCTGACGATGTACACCTTCCGAGCGTTCGGAAGGTGCTTGACACACGAAGCGATCAAATCGTCGGCCTCGAATCCTTTGGCCCAGAAGATGTTGTCGGCTCCGATGGTCGGCAAGTGGATCTCTCGAAACGCTGCCATCTGGTCGTACAAGATCTGTCGGAGTTCCTTCTCGTCCTCAGGAGCCTGCAACCTCGCTTCTTTGCGAGGTTGCTTGTAGGCAGGGTCGATCTGCTTTCGATAGTCGTATCCGCCATCGAAGCAAAAGATCAGCGTGTCCACGCATAAATCGTCCTGCAACTTGTTGCAGGACTGATGCAACGCCTTGAACAGCGTACCAGGATCATCCCGCCAGAACTGTGGCGGGATGGTATGCCATCGAGCGTAAGCGAGGTTGCTTACGTCGATGATCGCGTAGCGAGCATCGGCGGTCATGGGGCCTCCACTTCTGGTTTAGGGAGCGGTCGCTTCCTAAAGCGACGTAAGGCTTCTGTGAGCGTGGTACGAATAAACAGTTCCATTCTGTGTTCGTTGCTAGTGCAAGGTTCCATGTCGAAGAAGGTGTCTAACTTGTACACATTCCCATCCGATGCTGCCAGACGCAAGGTGACCTTTACGGCCATGCCTAATAGGCATCGTGGGTGAATCTCATAGGATTCACCCCCAGAGTAGTCAATCCCAGCTTCGAGAAACTCGACAACTCGGGCTACGAACCGACCGAGCATCTTACGATGCTCGTCGGTTAATTTGTATGGCACTCCGGTCACTGTTGCCTCCGAGCTTCTCTCAAGACATTGCGGATAACTGCAATGCCTTCGAGCTTGTGGCCGATTTCATGCAACTGATCTCGCAGGTTTGCGAGATCAGTCTTGACCTTGACCAAAACCTCAGTCTTTTCGTCGGCTGTCAGGGCATCCCCTGACAGCGCTTTTTGTTCTACGTTCAGAGCCGCAGATCGGATCTGCTCAATCAGTTCATCCATTTTATTCGTACCTTTTCTTACGGGTTACTGTCAGTTGGGACTCGATAGAGTCCCAACAAGCCTGCATTGCCGCGAACAACTCTTGTTCGCGGCCATCGTCCTCAATCTTGCGAATCAATTGCTCGCGGTTGTAGGTCTTGTCGTACATGGTGGAAGTGATCCTGCCGTTGTCGGCTGCCCACGCTTTCTCCGTCACCAAGAAGTCGACGGCGGCCCCCGTGGCATCAATGCCGAAGTCCGGCATAATCGGGATGCGAACGACTCGCTTCCTGCCGTTCACTCGATTCTTTTCCACCTTGAATATCGGGATCATCCCGATATTCCGTTTGATGCCATTGATTTCTTTCGTCATGGCACTTCCCGGATACGTCCAGATTTCAACAGAGCCGTTGAACTTCATCGCGTGGCCGCCCCCTCGCGTTTGTTGAGGTTCGTAGGGGCTTGCGTTGATGTTGTCCCGAGTCTGTGAAATGGTCAAAAGAATGGAGCCTGAGTCAGCTATCTGCGCTATGGCTCGCGACAAGTATTGACTATTCAGCTTAGCTTTGGCATCGCCGTAGCTGCCTTTGGTGTCCTTGCCTTCGGCTCGTAGTTTGGCATTCTCTGCGATTTGCTTCTCCTTGGCTTCCGTAGAAAGAGAGTCCATCGAGTCGATCACTGCGACGTACTTCTTCCCCGCCTTGGTCAAAGACTCCAACCAATCGTAGACTTCCTCCAATAGCATCGGCTTCCCCGGCAAGGGCCTACGCACCTGAATCCGCTTCGCGGCTTTCGATCCGAAGAACTTCTCGAAGTCGAAGTGGTTGCCCACTTCGGCATCGATATGCCATAGCTCGTAGTCGTCGAACTCAGGGTTGTTGGCCGCTTCGGCCAACAACGTCAACGTCGCCAGCGTCTTACCGCTGGACGAATCACCGACGTAGAACACGTAGGTTCCGGCCATGATCCCCTTCTGCCAATCGCCGGAGACGGCGAGGTTCAGCAGGGGGCATCCAAGCGAAAGGAACTTCTGTTCCTTTCGCTTGGGGGTGGCTGCGTCTTGTAGGACTTCGAGTGGCTTCTTCTTAGGCATCGGTACGCTCCATAATGATATGCTCCATAGTGAGCTTGAGACGGTCGAGGACGTACTGTGTTTTGTCCTCCACGTCAATCGTACCGTTGTACGATTGCGGGTACAAGATTGCGTCACCGCCTTTCTCCCTAAAAAGCCGACAATTCTCGACATTATCGTCGATCAGGATCGCCCCTGGGCGAGCCAGTTCGTACTTGTCGTGCATGAAGATCGTCTGCCGAATCTCGATGTCCAGTTCCCGCTTGAGCCATACGGCTCTGCCGTATAGGCAATTGGGGTCTGGGAATGGTCGAGTGCAAACGTAGGCCGAGTCTGCGAGATCGCAGACTTCGGCCCATAGCCTCTTGGCCCCTGGGATTCGAGTCATCGAATCCCAGAACGAGACGAACGACATGGCGTCGTCGAGGTCTGCTTGAGTAATCCCATGCTCGGCAAACCCATCCCAAGCCTTCCAAGGCTTGAGGGGTTTGTCCGCCCAATAGTGGATCTGTTTGACCCAATCCGCCAGCACCATATCGCAGTCTACGTAAATCGTTGTCGTCATCATTTAGCCCTTGTAAAGACATGAAAAAACCACCCACCGCTCAGACCAGCGGTGGGTGGTAGGTTTGTCAGGCACACAGAAGTGAGGTTGGGTCCATCTGCTGCCTGACCGGCTGTTAGGGTTTAGTTGGCGGATAGATTACACCAAGAAACCCAGGCACACACCGGTCGCCGTTGTTTTGCGGCTTCAAGTGGAGAGAGCCGCGAGGCAATCAACCTCTATTTTCCTTTGGTCATGCCACCCTTCTTCGGAGCAGCCGGAGGCTGCTTCGGAGGCTTGGTTCCCTTCGCCCCCTTCTTTTCTTCCTTGGAGTTTGACTTGTACGTTCCGGACTTCGATGGCATGGTATTTCTCCTGTTGCCTAGTTGCTGAAAAAACCAAAACTGTATTGTACTGCAAACGTCGGGACTATGACGATTTGTGTTCTTGATCTTTTTCAATCGTCGCTTTGAAGCCAAAGTTTCCAGCAACGTGGTAGCAGATGATGCCTTCGGGCCGCATGAATCCGACTCTCGCGTGGCTACCTCCCATTTGTAGTTCTTTAAGAGCTTCGTACACTCGGGCAGTGTCGAACAAGCCCTGATACAAAATAGGAACCAAACCGCAGCACGAAGGCAATCGCTGTTGGTACTTCTCAATTCGAGGGTCTGCGGTTGCAATTCGTTTTGGCTCTTGGTCAGGTAAACACCACCTTGCCACATTGAAAAGACTCCATCGCTTTTCTCCGTTGGTCAAGCCATACCCTCGCTGGATTCCACTGCCCCACCATTCTCCGAAGTGCGTACCAGGGCCTAGTTTCATCAATTCATCGCGGTGGGCCTCGGCCCACCGCGCGAAGCCGAAATTGTCGTCTTGGGGCGTGATCCATCGCGACCGACTGCCGGTCAAAAACTGACCATCTTCGGTGATGCAGACACAGGCGTTGGTTCCGTCAATCTTTTCCGTAATGATGCACTCTCGAAACATTCGAGGCATTTTCGGAAACGCTACAAACTCTTTCATTGTGCTTGTCCTCGGTTAGTGGTGGTACTGCAAACGTCGGGACTTGTTTACAAGTCCCGACAAAAGGATCGTGTGGGTCTTACACCCACAGGCTGACGGCCTCCAACCTCTCCGCTTGCACCTAACGGTAGTGCCTTATGCTGTACTCGCAAGCGGTTTGCCTTACGGCTTCGACCCCCAGGCCCGATCACTGATCGGGCCATTCCGAATCCCACGCCTCGTCGGAACCAGAACCAGCGGAGGCTGGTGCTGGTTCTGGTGCGACTTCGGGCGTGGTCCCTGTCGCTTGAGCCTGTGGCTCTCGCGACAGATCCTTCAAGTTGACCTTGTGGGGTTCATCGTCTTTATCAAAGACGCTGATTACCCCGTTGGTGTTCTTGTGGATCTTGACTTCACCCAAGGTGACGTGGTATGCCACGTCACCCTTGGCAGGCCAAGCAGCCACAGGAACCGAGACGGCAGCGTCGAGAAACGCAGAAGCCGAGGCAGCAGGAGGCAAGGTCGTCGTGACGACCGGCCTTTGCACCTTGGGCTCAGGGGCAATCGGCTTCGGAATGTCCAAAGGTTTCGGCGTTGGCGGTGGTTGCACCACCGCCGAAACCGTAGCCACCACTTCGGTGTCCTCGGACACCGAAGCGTCGTCCGCATCTTCGTCGTAAAACTTGGCTCGCAAAGTCTCTGCACTCTCGATAACCAGCAGGTTATCGAGTTGCAAGGCTTGGGCCAAGATCGCATCAGGAACGCCGCCGTGTCGGTCGAAATCGAACGAGACGGCCTCGTAACACTTCCCACCGGGAAAAGTCTTTTCAGCGAAGGTGACGTAGATGAACGCGCCTTCGGCGGGGTCAGCGAAGTAGTCAATCCACTCGCGACCTGGGATCGCAACCTTGGCCGAGACGCTGATGTTCAACTGCTTCGAGAACGAAAAGAAGCTGTGATCGAACAGCACGACTTGGTTCTGCTCAGGCAACCACACTGTGTACAGTGTGCGTTGCTTGGCATAGTACCTCTTGGCCGTCTCCTTGGTCAATTCGCCCGTCTCAAGAGCAGAGTTGATGCCTTCGCAAATAGGGCACTTGCCGCCCTTGGTCAACCTCGGGCAGATCGCGTATCCCTTGTTGTCCGACCCGAGGTTGTTGTGGACGTAGTAGTCTCGGGCGTAGTGCAAGTCGCCGTCCTTCGCCACCGGGTGCTTCGCACCCACTGGCACAGTGTACGGCAAGATGACCATCTTGAACGTACCCGCCTTGTCGACCTTGAGAGTCTTGATGCCTTGCGGGATTCGGAGAGTCCTGCCAGCAGGGCCTTTGGCCGCTTCTTCTCTGGTTTTCTTCGATGACAATGCCATGTTAGCTCTTAACTCCCTTCGGTTGGATTGGGGTCGATCCGAGGAATCCGGAGATCGACAGTTCGGTCAGGTACTTCAAGCTCGAACGCTTCGCGTCGAGAGCATCGCAAACGGCGCGAGTCTCCGACAACTTGGACTTAGCCGCAACTACTGCCGCCTGGGCTTCAGTGTAGTTGGGCTGTATGAGGATCGTCGATTTGATCGTGTCCTCAGTGGTTTTGGTGATCCCGTAGTCTACGGGATTCTGCCTGATGTCACTGCTCAATGTAGCTTCGACAAATTTCAGGTGATTCTCAGCGACCAAGGACGCCGTGGCGTCCTCGCCTTCGGCTCGTCGCCACAGGAGAATATCCTGTGGAAGCGATTCGAGATCCTCAGCAAGACGGTTACGATCCACCGACAAGTTTGTTTGCTCAGACATTTCTGCCTCCTAAGTGAAAGTTTCCATTCCGACTGTGCTAGGTTCTACGCCGAAGCTCGAACCAAAGCAAGAATAAATCCGGGTTTGCGAGAAGAAAAAAACTGATTTTCAAACTCGCTCATAATCTTGACCACGGTTGGGACTGATTTCCCGTTCAAAAGCATAGTCGCGCCGTAGGACATGATCGCACACCGAAGTCGCTCGATCTCCCCTTCGGGGAGATCCTTGACCGTGACCCCGTGGTTCGGGAAGATTTTCTTCCCGGCGTAGAGGTCTTGGACCACCTTGAACACGTCCGGCTTGAGATCCTCAGGGTTGCTGAGGATCTCCGGCCAACGCTCCTTCGGAGCGTTGGCAACCTGCTCTAGCAGCACCAATGCGAGCCTTGGGCTGCCATTGGCCGCCTGTGAGATCGTCGTGGCGATGCACTCGACCCCCTCGGCGGTTGCCACTTTGTTGACCAAGGTGTTCAAGTCGGCGATGCTGACATCGCCGAGCTTGAAGTGGGTCAGCCGGTTCTGCAACGGCTTTTCCAGCTTCTCGGGGTTGGTCGTGCAGAGTATGAAGTAGATGTGGCCGGGGGTATCCTCGGCCATTTTGAGCATAGCTCTCTGCCCCTGGGATGTGATTTGGTGGGCTTCGTCGATGATGTAGATGCGTCGGCCTCCGGAGAGGCCGCGCATCTGCAATCGGCCCTCAATCTCGCGGATAGCGTCAACTCCGTTGTCGCTGGCCGCATTCTTCTCGATGATGTCTACGCCTGATGCTCCGAGTTCCTTGGCGAGAATTCTCGCCAAGGTCGTCTTTCCGGTCCCACTGGGACCGGAAAACAAAAGAGCATGGGGCAATGCTTGCTTCGCAAGCATTGCTCGCAGTTGCGATACGACAGCAGACTGACCGACAACTTCGTCCAACGAAGCTGGACGGTACTTTTGGTAAAGGCCCATTATCTCAAAAATCCTCTCATAATCTCAGTGATTCGGCGTTGGAATTGGGGAAGTGATCCGTCGTTCATAACGATGCGATCAACAGCAATTTGCTGTTGTTCGCTTCGGTGGTTTGGCAAAGTGGCGACTTCTTCGGAGACTCGACCTTGAATCTCCCAGATCTCTCCACCCTCGGACTTGATGAACTCCGCTTCCTCGGGGAAGCGGAGATCTCGGATAGCGTACCTCGGCAAATCCTTGCTTCGCATTCGCTGCTTGGCAATGTTTACCCAGCAGTAGTTTCCGAAGATGTCCCTGCCATTCTCCGTACCGATGGTACGGAGCATTTGACGAACGGCGGGATACCGCCGTTTGGTCGTGTCCCATCCGTCCTTGTCGACGAGGGTTTGTAGGTAGACGCACCGGTGGTGAGCGATCAGCACCGGTGGGTTGAGTCGGTATAGGGATTCGTAGACGGGATCGGAGAATCCGATGATCCCGTATCCGAAGTGGTAGGCTAGCCAAGTGGCTGCGGTATCCTTACCGGAGCCAATTTCCCCCCGCAATCCAATAATTGGAGGTATTTTGTCTAACCTGCCTTGTGGTAGGTTTTCTTGCTCGCCCATGAATCTTCTCCTACTTCTACTTCGGTTTTGAGGTCAACGATAATCCAAGGCCACTGTGTTCGTATCCACTTTGTCATTACCTCGTTTGCCATCTCGATGTAGTCGTCGAGTTCCTCTCGGGGAACCTCGGCGATCAGCGAGTCGTGGATCTGGCAGAACAGGCGGCTACGCATCTTCCTTTGGGAGATGCGTTTTGTCAACTCTATGATGCTTTTTAGCAGACAGTGGAAGGCTGCGCCTTGCACTGGACTGTTGATGACTTCGTTACGCTTGAAGATCCCCCAGACGCGAAACCCGGTGAGCGTGTGGAAGTGGCCGTTGCGTAGGTACTCTTGAAACCAGTCGGTTCGCCATTGCTTGTAAACCGAAAACCGCTTGTTCCAGAAATGGTTGAACATGCTGTCGATATGCAGCATGAACGAGTCGGAGGTCATAGCCTTTTCGTGGCCGAGGGTCTTGATGCCCCTCTCTGATAGGTGTTGCAAAAGCGGCTTGCCGCTTTGCATCGTATGGGATTCGGCGAATCGCCAAAGGTTTTTGGCGATGCTGCCGGGGGCGTCCCCATAGAACGCAGCGAACGTCCAAAATCCCTTAATTGCTTGACGAATCGGCTTCTCTACGGCATCGAGCTTGAAGCATTCAAGCGTCGATTCCTTGTGGAGATCGTCGCCGGATTGAAGGATGTCGAGCATCGTCGGGTCGCGGTGGTAGCAAGCGGCTACGAACACTTCCAACTGAGCGTAGTCGATCTCCACGATCACGTTGTTCGGGTCGCTCGGCTTGATGATCCCCCGCAAAGTCTTACCAACGTCGGGGTCGCGGATTGGTAGGTTCTGCAAGTTCGGAGAATCCGAACTTGACCGGTACGTGGTGACCGTATGTAGGTTGAAAAAAGCGTGAACTCTGCCTTTGCAGAGTTCACGCTTGAATGGCATCAAGTACGTCCCCTTGAGTTTCGCTAGTTTCTGCGTTCGCTGAAACAGCTTCGCATAGGGAGTATTGATTTCTTGTAGGGCTTCGTCATCCAGAGACAGTTTACCTGTCTCTGGATTGACCACACCGCCCGGAAAACCCATGACATTGTAGAGGATGTGGGCTAGTTGCTCTCGGGAGCCTATTTTGGTCTTGGCTCCGAACCGCTTTCGCTGTTCCTCGTACTCCGTCATCGACCGCAGTTCCGCTTCCATCGCCTTGATGCGATTGCCGACATCGGCAATCGCAGCGTCGAGTCGTTCCTCCGAAACTGGCATCCCCACGCTTTCTATCCTGGAAAGCGCGAGGGAGCCTTCGTGCATCAAGGCGTAGGCTTGGGGACTTGCGGGTTTCATTAGCGACGACGCCCCAGTCGGTCGTAGACGACGACCTTGCCAGCGGTCTTGACGACCTTGGCAACAGGTCGGCCAACTCGGTCGTAGACTTGCGAGCAAGTCCCACCGACGCACGTTGCGACCCTCGCTACGGGACGGCCCAAACGGTCAACGACCGTTTGGGTGTCGCCTGCGAACGACTGGACTGCGAACGAAGCGGCGATGACCATCACCGCGAACAAACTCATTGGATTCCGCATTGGATTCCCTCTTTCTATGTTTAACCCAGAAACAGCACCGAACCCACGTTGGGTTCGGCGCAAGAGGACCGAGCCGGAATTGAACCGGCGACCTGCACTTTAGAAGGGTGCTGCTCTGCCACTGAGCTATCGGTCCTTGGTCGGGTTTCTGGAGCGACCGCGAAAGCTGCTCCCCGTTCTGGCTGGTGCTATCCCGAATGCACCAGATCGTTTAGGGTGCTACCCTAACATCCTTCTTAAAAAAGGATCGGGCAGTTCGTCAACTGCTTAGGCATGATCTATGCCACCTACTTCATTTGGGCGAAGCATTCCTGGTGACTACACACATTTCACGCCGCCGACCCTGCGCAACTGATAGACCGTTGCCGCCTCGCCGGTTTGGCCTCCGGCATCGGCTCTGATTGTGATTAAATCTTCATGGTGATTTCCTTTATTCTGGGAGGTCGCAAGATTCCTCACAACGATCTTTGTTTGGGGCTAGCTCGGTGTCGGGTACTCTTTTACCGACTCGTCTGCTTGCGGCTTGTTCGTACCAAGGTCACCCCGATGCCCCTATTCTACGTCCGGTGACCGCCTAAAGGCGGTCACCTTGACCAATTTTCCGGTATTTTGCCCTAAAACTCAATCTGCGATATTTCGTCGCTGGCTACGGCATCCGTCACGCACTCGTCGCACGTCCCATAAATAGGAACCAATCGGTCTACGATCTCGCCGCAACGACACACTTGCGGCGAGATTTTTGTGTTGTGATTCAATGCAAAGGCTTGTCGCCTTTGCATTCTTTCTTGAATTATGCCAATCTTCCAATCGGCCTCAGACGTGTCGCGAGTCGCCAAGTCAGCGATCATCCTTGCGTCATCCTGTTGGGCTCTTTGCCATGTTGTTGTCATTTTGTCCCTGCCTCTCAAATTTATTCTACGTCCGGTGACCGCCTAAAGGCGGTCACCTTGACCAATTTTCCGGTATTTTGTTCCAGAATAGGCAGATTCCCTGCTAATTCGCAGGGAATCCATTCAGCAGGCATGTAGCCCGATCCGATACCTGTCGAAATGGCATACGCCATTTCGACAGGGTTTGCCAAGGTTGCAACCTGTTCCTCGGAGTACGATTCCCAGCCCAACCAATCCCCTGCCATGATTCTGTTCGGATCTGTTCCGAACAGAACCACAGGCAATGCTTGGATGACTTCCCCCTCAGCGTTGGGACTGGCCGAGACGAATACGTCGTGTCCCGGCTTGGCTCGCGTAGCGAGCCAATCGCTGAAACTGTCGTAGCAGACCACCTTGGTGATCTGATACTTGTCGGACAGAAGATCGCTCAGATTCGGGGTAACGATGCTCAGCCATCGCTCCACATGGACGGCCACCTGTGGCCGGACCTTGTGGGCGTTGCCTAGCTTCTTCATTTCTCGCAGGAGCTTGCGGTGGGCCGCAAGCACCTTCTTGGCGTGCTTGTACAAGACCATGCCGTCAGGCGTGGGCTTGCGGTAGGAGTCGAACAACTTGACCTGCAAGATGGATTCCATCTTGCGGTTGCTGTTGGGAATGATCGCGGTGTTGCCCATCTTGAGCTTCTTGCTGGCTGCTTGGGCACTGCCCAATTCCACGCATAGAACGAACCAGCGGAGGGCTTCGAGCTTCGGTTCGACCACTTGGTCGATTGGGTAGCGACGGGAGGAGCTAGTCATTGGGCCAACACGAAATCAGGCTAGGTCTGCCAACTCGGGTACAACCGGCCACGGCAACGTAGGCCGGTTTGTCTTGCATGAACTCCGCTTCGCGGAGTGCAACGTAATTGTAGCGGCAGATGTTCTGCCGCCTCTCGGATTCGGTCATGTTCAAGCCGATCATCGCGGTGACGTGTGCCACCTTGGTCTTGGAGTCTGAGAAGTTCTTCTTCGTCAGGAGCCATGTGGTATACCCCTCGGTGTCTGACTGCGATGCAGTCAGCACCAAACATCGCATTCGAGTCGACATGGCGCGAAGCTCGCGCCATGTGTGGTCGATTTGCTCAATCTTCTCTCGGAGCCCTATCGGGGCTCCGAGGATGTCAGCATAGTCGATGACGATGACCTCGGGAACCCAACCTTCGTCGGCCCACCTGTTGACTTGGTTGGAAATGTCTTTGGCGGTGATCGTACCGGCAGGGTGCGTCAAGAGCCTAAATCGCTTCGGATCGGCCCCAGCCGACGAGGCGAACGCCTTGACGGCGTCCTCCTTCGTGACTGGGGGAGCCGATTTCGGCTCCCTTACGATCTTCGGCTCTTTGTTCTCGTATGCCAATTCCGTAGGGATCATAAAGCGACCGCCTTTGAGCGGTCGCTTACACAGCCTCGGGAGTAGTCGCAAGATGACCTGATCTTGGCTCATGTCCCCGCAGGAGAAGAACGCAGTTCTTCTCCCTTGGGCCACCGCTCGCCATGCCAAGTCCATCAGGACTGTGGTTTTCCCAGTCTTTTCGGGGGCCAGTAAGGATACGAATGAATCGGCGGACATGACATCGCCAAAGAATTCCCCAAGCGCGCCGGGGAATTCGATCAGAGGCTTCTTGGTGGACTGGTCGAACGCTCGTTCGACCACGGACAAATCGGCCAATGGGAATACTCCGGATTCCTCTTGGCCGATCTTCGGTCGTTTCCACTGGGCCTGAATGTTCAGGGCGTCCTCAACCTTGCCGGTTTCGGCAAGGTTGGTCAGCGCATTGCCGAGACGCTTGATGCTGTTGCGCTGGACGATGTTGCGGATCAGGTCGACGGCGTAGTCGGGAGTCATGTCCGACGTTGCAGGCAGACTGGCTAGCCAGTCTGCCATCGTGTCCACAATCGTCGAATCGGCGATGTCCTTCCACGTATCGAACTTGGCGGTGATGCCCCCGATTCCGGGGGCATCACCGTACTTGACGAAGTGGTCAACACACCAACGAGCAAGTATGTTGGCATACTTGCTCGCGAAGGATTCGGTGTCCCAAGCGGCGGAAACCGCCGCGAGGACTTCGGTGGAGTGGACGAGCGCGCACACTGCGTGCCGCTCGTCGCTGCCGTCGTGTCTGACTACTTTCATCGCCACGCCTTTCTAAAACTTCCACCTAGTCGCGACGATTTCGACCAAGACAAAAATTGCCGTCGTAAAAAGTGCCGCAAGGACAAGCGTAGCCAAGTACGATCCGTCGAGCCTATCGATCTTCCGCTCGATCCGGTCAAGTTGGCTTTCGTCGCTGTCGTAGGGTTCGCTGCTCATGGCCCCTCCCTCTCGGTTCGTTCTTCTCGTAGTGCTTTATATTCATCTAATGCACCTAAGACTACGTAGGCTAGTAACACCACAAGGACACAAGCGGCGGCGAAGCCTGTCCATCCGTAAGGGTTCCCGCGATTTATTTGATCCACGTTGACAGCAAACCCCCACGCCAACCCAACCATGTTGCAGGCTCGGTTCGACCAAAACAAGATGACTTGTTTTGGCGTGAACGAGTAGTCTTGAAGAAGTGCGTACAATAGAATGAACAGAAATAGTGAGTACATGGCTACCTCGTAAATTCAATGGTGTTGAGGGCGGCTTCAATCTTGAAGCCGCTTTCGGTGATTTCGAGCCAGCACCCGTTAGGGTGCTGGATTCGGTCGCCTACCTTAACTCGGGGGCCTTCCCAAACGAAGGAGCAGGTGGACGATAGTTCACCTGCTTTGGCCTTGTCTACGAATTTGCGAAAATCCCCATCGGCCTGTGGTATCTTGAGTCCCTTGAGTTCGGTAGGGTCGTATGATCGCATGGGTACAGGAACTCGGCAGATACCCTTAGGAACACGACAGAGATCCTGCGCATATTGGAATTCTTCGTCGGTTGGCTCCCAATCGCCTGCTGGATCTTCCACCGCTTCGATGCGGCGGCGATACCAAAGGCCATGCCGCTGCCCTGGCTCGAATGGGGCCTCTAGCTCAAGCCAAATCTCCGAGCCTGGGCAAAAGACAGAATCGCCCAATTGCGGTTCCTCATCGGGAAACTTCTCAAGCAACCTGTACCCCGGCCCAGGATCGGGCTTGTCGGCGTACCAGGAGGGTTCGCGGTAGACTTGGCAGTACATATAGCAAAGCCCTCCGCATGTCGCCCATGGGAGCCTATCTCGCTCGTTGAACTTGCTCCACCCAGAAAGCACCGCTATTTTCCATTCGTCTTTTTCAAAGTCCCTGAACCTAGCCTCTACCGTTTCGCCCTTCATCACCCGCGCAACTTCGAAAGCCGTTGCGTTGACCCAAAATGCTTCGATCTTTTTTCCACTCATTATTCTAGCCCCGCAAATTTTCTGAGTTCCTGTACTTCCTCTGGACTTGCCGACCCTGGGTCGTCTGCGTCCAGAGTCACTTGCAGTGTTTCCCCTGGAAACACTGCCAAGTCGCCAGCGAGTCGCGAAGCGACTCGCTGTGCGTCCGACGAATTGTCGAAGCAGATTATCCTACGAGGGTAACCTGCCATCAGTCTAACCTGCTCTTGCGTGTACGCAAGACCGAAGGTGCAAACGGCTCCATCTCCGATGTTCGCCTTATCAAAGAACCCTTCTACCACAATGATCGTATTGGTACAAGTTTCTGCCCCGAAAAGTATCTCCTTTTCGGACATACTTTTCTGGCTGTCAGCAGCGGTCTTGTACCGCTGCCCATCTACGGCGTCTCGGAACCGGATGGTCCAAGAGACGGGTCTGCCGTTAAACGTAATCGGAATGAAAATTCCCTTGGGTAATCCCGTGAAAGGGCCGATTGACCTAAGGGCATATCGCTCTGTAATTCGATCAGCGTCCAGTCCCCGGTTGAGCAAATACGCTCGATCTCGTTGACTAAGGGCCATAAGGCCCGGAGGGGGTGTGTACTGTCCATACCGGGCAAGGCTGCTGCTAATATCCGGTGTAGCGAAGGCTCGGAGATGTTTGAGGGCATCTAGGTTTTCCTTGGTCAGAATGCGAAGTGTGTGAAGAACGTCTTTCTTCCCACACTTGTAGCAGTTTGCGCGAGAGAAATCGTTTTTGATCCCCAAGTGGTTCTTCTGCCCGTGGCAGAAGGGACACTTGGTGTTGGTCCAGCCCAGACGATAGTGCGTATCGTCTGGGTCTGCGACCGGTATGTTATGCCTTTGGAGCAGATCCGTGGGTGTCATTGGGTTCCGGCCACTCTTGTTTCAGTAATCCGCCCTCGCGTACCAGTTGCCAATAGTACGCTCGAAGGTCATCTTTTAGGTACGATTGATTGGTAACCACAATTCGCACATTGCACGTATTGCACCTAAAACACGGGCGAGGGTCCGCAAACGCAACAGGAATCGTCGCCGTCAGTGGATTCCCACAGAAGCTACACATTGGTCTTTTCATTGTACTCGTTCATCAGTCGAACAAAGGATAGCGTCTCCCCTTGGCTCTTAGCAATTCCATGCAGGAATTGCTGAAACTTCGGGTGGTTGACCTCGAACTTGCGGAACTTCTCCGAGTAGGTTCTGCAAATCCTCTCGAACCACAGGAATGCGAACTCACTTGCCGGAGGCAAGTGAGTCACTAGCGTCTCGGCCACCCCCGTCTTTTGTTTCAGATATGAAACAAAAGCGGTGTAGGTGTCCATGCAATGCTGGATGTACTCTAGGCCGATTGTGTTCTCCAGGCGGCCCAGGACTTCCTGGGCCGTCTCGGTGATCGGGTAGTCGTCCAGCGCATTCTTTTGCCGAGACAGCAATTCCTTGAACGAATGCCGGAACAAAGCACTGGTGATGTTCTTGACCGACTCGGGCTGCTTTCGCAGCCACGTCAACATCTTGTCGATGTCGGCGTAGCTGTGCGCCTTGAGCAGTTCGTTGAAGTCCTTCAACGAACTGTTCTGGCCCCCGCTGACCTTGATATGCTTCCGGCGAAGCCGGACAGCAGGAGACTCGGTTTTCGGTTGGTCGGGTTCAGGAATCAGTGGCATCGGTTTTGTCCTTGCGTTCAAACTTGCCGATGGTGAATCTTTGGGTAAGCACCGGCGTATAATCAGTGGCATCGGTCTTGTCCTTGCGTTCAATCGCGTGCTGGTCGGTGTACGTGTCGGGGTATCTCTTTTTGAGCTTGAGGATGTTGTAGTATACGATTACGTCTCGGGGAACTCCAATCTCCTGACGCAGCATCTCCATGTAGAACTCCAAGTCCCCGAGTTCCTCGATGACGTTTTGGATGTCTAGTCCTTTCTCGTAGATGACGGCTTTCTTCACCGCATCCACAAGCTCTCCGGCTTCTCCGGAGATGCCCAACACAGCGTGGAGTAGTCCCGCAGTTCGAGGGTTGCGATGAATGCTATCTGCAATGACTGTCGGATCTTTGACTCGCGTTTTGACGAAATCTTCGTATTCTTGGTCGACGGTGTTACCCATTTTGAGCTTCCAATTGTTTGAGTTTCGGTTGTAGTTGTTCCAACGAAGATCGCAGTTTCCTGCGATCCTCGATTTCCTGTTTCCTGGCTTTCTTGAGGCGTTGCACCGGCACAAAGAGCTTTTGGCCTTCGTCCAAAGCTCTTTGCAGTACCACCGCCATAAGATCCTCGACTGTGCAATCCAGTTGGATTGCCAGCGTCTTGATCCCCGTGACCAACTGCTCAGGCAGTGGGTTCACGGTCAAAGCCCTAGTGCTTAGTTTTGTGGGGTCGCTTGCCACTGAGTAGTCCTCCTGTTTCTGATAAAAGTAAATCCAACACAGGCATCGTCGCGGCCTGTCGGCCATCGACGATGCTGTTCGCAACCTGTTGCTTGGTCTGAATCGCCCTGCATATACGTTCTTCGACCGTATCTGGCACGACGAGGTAGTAAATGTCGCAGGTTTCCTTCTGGCCGATTCGGTGAACGCGATCTGCCCCTTGGGCCATCACCGCAGGTGTCCACCACATCTCGGCGTTGGCAATCGTGCTTGCCGCTGTAAGCGTCAAGCCGACCCCCGCTGCCTTGATGTTCCCAACCAAAAGTCTGCATTGTGGATCGGTCTGGAACCGATCCACAATGCCCTGTCGTTTCTTCGTCGGAGTCGAGCCGTCGATGACGACGACGTTCTCCTCCGGCAAGATTCTACGCTTGAGAACGTCCACCATTTGCGTATGCACCGCAAAAAGGATCAACTTCTCTTTAGGATTGTCACGGAAGAACTTCCGTGACCAATCCACCACGGCGCGAGCTTTGAGTCGGCTCGTAAGCCTGAGCAGAATGCCGAGCCGTGTAACGGCTTCGGCTTTCTGCGCGCTGGTGACGCTCCCGTACTTGCTGTTCTGAGCCAGCCATCCCATGAAGTCGGCCTCAGCGGCGTCGAGGTCGCTTCGGTCGTCCAAGTGCAACGGGACGACGATCATCTTCTTCTCGGGGAGGTCGAGTACGTCCTCCTTGAGTCTCCTGAGCATGAACGGCTTGATCTTCTCATGGAGTTCCCCCAAGTTGGTCGCGCCCTTGTGTTCCCATCCCCAACGTGTCTTACGAGGCTCGCAGTAGCGAGTCGCGTAAGCCTGCCAAGCGGGGAACAGTTCCGGTCGGATGATGTTCAAAATCGGCCAGAAGTCGGCAGGCCGGTTCATCACCGGCGTGCCTGACATTCCGATCACCTTGGTCGTCAGGCGGCTAAGGTACTTAGCCGCCTTGGTCCGCTTGCTGGCTCGGTTGCTGAGGTTGTGTACTTCGTCGAAGGCGATGCACTTCCACTGATAGCGGCCAAGCAATGGCCGCTGGTCGTAGAGGATGTCGTAGTTGACAATTACCGCCTTGGGCAGTTCGTCGGGCAGAGTCGCAAGCGACTTGCCCTCGACGACCAGCGAGTCGGCATCAGCCCACATTTTGAGTTCGCGCTGCCAGTTTCCCTTTAGGGAAGCTGGGCAGACGATCAATAGGGGCCAGAGACTTTGGCGAGCAGCCAAAGTCGCGACTTGTGCGGTGTTGTGCGTCAGTATGTACTGATCTGTCACATACAGCTTGTCCTCAGCGGCCACGCTGATGCAATACGAAGGCTCTGGTGTCCCTAAGCGTTCGATTTTAACCAGCCTTCTAGTAGGCACTGCCCTTGGACCTGGGTTATACCTACCGGCCTTGCGAATCGCGTTGAAAGGCCGAATACCTACCGGAAGTCGCAAACAGACGCAGAACTCCACTGGTTTTCCTTCGTGTGTCCTATCGTACTGGTGTAGTGTCGCCACCCCGCCTAGACTTTGAACAAGGGTCACCACATCTCTACCCAACTTAGGGGAAATCGTAGAGTAGGTTAATCTGTTGCGAGTCTTGCTTACGCTGCCGTCACAATCCATCAATCCTTGCAAAAGAGCTATTCGATCTTCTGTAGGTGCTTCTAGGTATTCTTTGGGTATGAATTTACCTGCGCTCTTGCGGTTGAGTTCGAGTTGCTCTATGGAATCCCTTAGTGCTACTCTATACCCTATGCGAGTTATAGTGCCTCGCGTCTCGACATTACCTTGGAATACATTCCCGGTCGCGGTCGCATCACCAGACAATCGCTGTTGCACACAAGGCCAATCTACTGTACCCACAGTCAGCACTACCTGCCTACCGCTCAAACTTCCATTTGCTATCAAGCACCCAAGGAAATACGGATCTACTGGTAGCTCGGATTGCGTCTGTACGCCCACAAAAGGATTTGTGAGCAGCGGAAGATAGTAAGTTTTCTTGGTTGTTTCGAGATCGTCGAGGAACTCCAGAGTGGTCTTGACCACTCTGGTTTTTGCTTTTCCGCCTTTCCAGTAGTCCATTGCCCACAAATGCTCCGGCCCCGCCTCACAGGTAGAGCCATCACTAAACGTGAGTCTGTAGACTTCTTTTACGCCTTGCGGAAAATGTCCCGTGACTGAGGTAAAGTCGCCGTTTGATCCGACGACCTTATCTCCAATCCGTAGGTGGCCTATTGGAACCCATCCCTTGTCGGTCATTACTAATGAGTACCAAGGTTGTTGTTTTCCTAGACCTTGCTCGTCTGCGAGCAAGATCCCGCCGTGAACTTTGGTCATAAAGTCCACGCCTTGTTCTTGGTATGGGAACAGCTTGTGTTTGGTAGCCATCTATTCCTCGAACACTTCGGCGGCGAACCACTCAATGAGCTTCACAGCCGCATAGGCTGCGAGGTAGATCCCGCAGGCAGAGGCTACGCAGTAGCCGACTTCACTCCAATCGATCATCCTCGCACTCCTTGAGCTAGTCCAGCTTCTTTGGGTTTCACAAGTTCTTCCCGGAGGACGCGAACGTCCTCCGGAGCTTCAATTTTGACTCGGACTCGCTTTCCTCGAACGACAACAATCGTGACTCGAATGTCGTCGCCAATCACGATGGATTCGTTGGGGTGTCGAGTAAGGGACAGAGCAGGCATCTTTAACCTCAATGATTTCGTATAGAACAGGTTTAGGGGAACTGCATCCTGCTGCGACAAGCAGCAGGATGGGTAGGTATCGGAACATGGTTTAATTGATTGCGGATTCTGGATCGTATGACTCGAAGTCGGAAGCGAGGTTACGAAGGGTGGCGGATACGGATTCTCGCCAGACACTATTACCTTCGTCGTCTTGTCCGTAGTAGCCTTCGGGGTCGGCAGATCGGATGATCTCAGCAATTCCCTGACGCTGTTCGAGCGTCAGGGAATCCATGAGCTTGGTTTTGGCTTCTTTGTCCACGGTTACACTCCCTCCAAAACAGAATCGAACGCCTCGGCGATTCGATTCTTGCCCCAACCCGCTTCGACAAGAGCGTTTTCAACGCTCTTGCGAATCGTCTTGTGTTTCTTGCCGCTCGCGGCAAGATCCAGAGCAAGTCGAACCACCACCGACGAATCGTCGTCGGAGTTTCCTTCGGGGCAAGCCGCCGTGTTCCCACAAACCTCGTCAGAATTGCTTTTGACGCAGGCTCGGACTTTGCGGGACCGCAAAGTCGTGATGATCTGGCGGCTCACCACCATGTAGATGTACGTTTGGAGTTTGGCCTTTTCGGGGTCAAATCGTGAAATTCTCTCGGAAACAGCCAAATATCCATCAGAAATCGCATCGTCGATGTCCACGTTGTACTTCCGGGCGATGGTGATGGCGAAAACTTTGGCAAGGTGATAAGCATCGGTATAATCAGGCATAGTAACCTCCTGGGGAATGAAACAACTGTTCAAGTAGCTTATCGTCTTGTTGCCTTGTTGCAATGACAACTTCCCAGATTTCGGATCAAAATGACCAAAATAAACAAAAATTGCAACCTCGGCGACGTAGTTCGAGTGGTTTTTGACGACCACGCCGTGGGCGAGCAACACATTGTTTTTGAGGTTTTTGGTCGGGTTTTGCGGAAGGACAGGCGATCACTTGTGATCGCCTGTTGGAAGTACGCTGACTCGGATGAACACGAACAAGACGCAAACGTGACGGCCTATACGATTCTCCGCGCAGCGGTGAAGTCCATCGAAGTCCTAACCCCCAAAGAACCATGCCAATCCCCTTCCACAAAACCGAAGATGACGGCAAGCAACTCCCCCCGAAAGCGTGCAAGTTCTGCTCTTGGGCATCCGGCGGTGGCAAGCACCGCGAATGCCGATACAGCCCTCCCCGAGCCACCGGATTCCCCAAGGTCCGACACGACGACTGGTGTTCCAAGTACGAACCCAACGACCACCTGATCGATGCGGAGATCCTTCGGAAATCCGCAGAGACGGCCAAAAAACTCGCCATTGAGAAAGCTCTCAACCCTAAATGATCCTCGACTACTCGATCTACGTCACCGCCGAAGGTGGTGACTGGGCCTCGAACACTTACCCCGACGAGAAGAAATGGGTGGTGGAACTGCAAGGGTCTTGCAGGTCCGCCAACCGCAGGAAAGCCTTGGTCGTTGGGGCGACGGCGGCCTTGGCCGACCTCGACCGAAAATGCAATGTTCGTCTGCTTATTGACGACAATCTTTTGGTAGATACAATTTCCGAGATAGCTCTTGGGCTGAGTCCACAAGCCGCAGCGGGTATTGGGGATTCGGCCCTTGAGCGTTTATTGGAGCAGATGAATCGGCACACACTGGTGTTGTGCTACTGGCCGGAAGATAGCAGGGCCAAGGCCCTGCGCAGACGATTATAGAACTGCGTTCACAACCTGCCCCTCAACGGTCTGCCGATCTTCGATCAGCAACCCGTCCATATCAAGCATCCCAGCCTGCTTGCACGCAAGCAGGATCTTCGATTTTGTCTCCGGGTCCAAGTCCAGCTTGGACACGTCGATGTGGGCGTGGATGTGGTTCACCTGCCCGGTGACCTCGATCTTTTGGCCGTACTGCTCGCGGTTCAGCCTTTCGTTGGCGAAGATGATCGCCTTGGCGTTTCCATCTTCGACCAGATCCATCAACTTCGACTCGACGAAGTTGCGTTTCTGAAAGTAGACTTCGTCCCACAGCTTCGCAAACCGAGGATCGTCTTTGGCCCACTTGTCAAGCTGGGCCTTCGAGATGTCGAGCATTTTGCAGCAAGCGTTCAGATCGAAGCGAGTCACGCTCAGGGCGTGGACGAGCAACCGCTGTTTGTCGAAGTCCCCTCGCGTTGCGAGGTTGTACATGACCGTCTCGCGGTCAGACTTGTCCTCAGACAACTCCTCCCAAAGCTCGCGTAGCTCCTTTGGGAGCGAGTTGCCGACGTGCCGGGCAATCAGGCCATTTCCGCCTCTGCTGTCGGCTCCGGCCTTCCTAGCGGCCAGGATGGCCCGATAGAAGGCCGGTTCGCTTTGCTTCCATTCTTTTAGCTTGCCCTCGGTGATACCGAGGGCAGCGGCCAACTCGGGATCACTGGTTGTGGTCAGCGCAAAAGAAAACGCCTGCCAGATGCGGTCAGGCGTAAACACGTTGGGGTTGGTTTCGGCTTCGGTGGTCATGCCTTAATCCTAGCGAGAATCGCTAGGATTGGCAAGAATTACCTGTGAATTCGGGCATACATATGTATGACCCCGTCTTGGTCTACCGGTAGCATAAAACCACTCCTGTTGGCGAATCTTACAAGCACTCCAGCGACGAACTCACCGGTTCGTTCATCCAAAAACTCCACTTGCTTGCCTTCGTCGCCTGTGTCAACCTCGCGGAACCGAGCCTGCGAAGCAGGCTCGGTGACCTTGATTCGGCATTGTTTCCACCATGCGAAACCCCTATAGGGGTACTCCGATCTGTAGTCAATTTTGCGTAGAATACCTAATGTCCATCTTTCTTTCTCATAATCGCGTACTTCGCACTCGATTGGGCCGTCCTTGAGATCTTCGACGGTTGGCGTTCGCCAACCGGTCGAAGTCTGTTCGGGTTTCGGAGCCTGCGAAGCAGGCTCGGTGACCTTGATTCGGCAGTATTGCCAGTTGAGAGTCCGACACCTATAGGGGTACTCCAATTCGAAACCAATGTTTTGTAAAATATCTGATGTCCATTCGTCCTTATAGCAATCGCGTACTTCGCACGCGATTGGGCCGTCCTTGAGATCTTCGACGGTTGGCGAACGCCAACCGGTCGAAGTCTGTTCGGGTTCCGGAGCCTGCGAAGCAGGCTCGGTGGCCTTGATGGGATCTGGGGACTTGTCGACGACCTTGACATGCCATCGAAAGGAAACACTGGCTTTCGGGTCGTCTTTTTGGTACAGCCATTTGGTTGTGTATTCCATACCGGTTGTGTTGCGCTTGTTGGCGGGGTTGTGGTGCATCCCCACCAAAATGCCTTTTTGGGGTCTTTCGTGTTCTCCGTCTGGATAGATCATGCACTCAATCGGCCCGTTGTCGAGATCCGAAAACTTCGGATCTCGGAGTACCTGCGTCTTGATTTCGCAGTATCGCCATCGGACGGTTCTGCCCCTCCAAGACGCATCTCCTTCGATGTATCTGATATTCGAGCCGTCTGACTCGAATCCGAAAAGGTAACGCTCTCGCCACATTTGTGGAAGGAGGTCGCGGAAGCGAGCCTTTTGCGGCTCGCCGCCGTTTGCCAGATCAATCAAATCCTGCCGGGTGACGGGACGCCACCCGGTGACGGTCGCATTTTCAATGCTCATAATTTTGCCCTTGTTCGTAAGTTACGATCCGTAATAGTCCACACAAATAACAACGCTTTTGCCCCGCACTTGTAGTTTTTCGCAGGTGCTTTGCTTCTCGTCAAGCCATACCTCTACGCCTTCATCGCCTCTGCGAGTAGCCGCGAGAGAGCGAGCCTCTCCCTCGTCTTTGGCACGAACTACGACTTCGCGTGTTTGGTCATACCGTCGTTGCGTTTTAGGCGATAAACGTAAGTGATACAGTGGCATGGTTTCCTCCGAAAGTTGTGGGATGTTTTGACTCTGCCTCGGTTCTACGCCGAAGGCTTCTGTGTTTTGTCGACAAATTCTTCGACACCATGCAATTTACAATGACAAGTTCGGCATACTACCAGAATATCTTCTCGACGTTCCCTGCCTAAAGTTCGATAGTGCTTGTGATGGCATTGGAGTTCTTTGGCACTGCCACACTTCTCGCAGGCTTTCGTTTTCTTCCGCCACTTCCTCGACTTGTTTATCCAATCCTGCGAACGTATGTATTCGTGGTAGTTGACTTTCTTCGGCTTGGCCTTCTTACCCTTCTTCTTGCGTCGTGATCGCTTCGCGTCGTACTCCTCTCGGAGCCACTGCTCATAAGCCTCCTGCCTTCGCAGGAGGCTGTGACGTTCGTACCATCTCTCGAAGGCTTCTGGATAAATCACACTAGCTCCTTGACTCTAAGCATGGGCTTCATCCCATGCTTTAGGAATTCTTCTCGAATGGTTTCTTGCACAGTCTGCGAATCTTCTACAGGAACGATGAACTCGTCGTGTATCGTCACCATCGGAATCTTTGACAGCCGAGGGACCACTTTTGAGATCAGGATGGAGGACTCCATCCTTTGGCATTGCCTTGCTACCTCTTGATGCCCGTTTTTCTTCCCGAAAACCAGAAACCTCGCTATGGCCCCAAATTCGCGCTCTAACGCACTGTACTCGCTCATGGCTGTCATCATACCAACCCGCTCAAAAACGCATCGTATGAGGCCAATCTTGGCCTCCTGACGGGGTTTCCCCGTCAGGCTCCCGATGTGGTCGTACAGTTCGCCTGTTTTGCACAGGCTGAACCACTTGCGAAGATCGTCCGAATCGCCGAAGGCGTTCCGGACGACCGCGCCGAGGACAAACATCTGACAGGCAGCGACATCGACCGCCACAAGGGGCGAGTCGCTTTGAAGCAGGTGGCGGTGACGAAAGGCGGTGAAGTTGGAATGGAATCTGCCGAAGTCGCACCGACCGGCGTAGAAATCACCTGCTGCGATTCGATCCCACGCGAACGCTTGCCAAGCGTTCGCGAAGATGGGCGGAGATTCTGGAAGCCAGAATCTCCGGAAGTGGGATACGAGGGTCTGGCTCGGGGAATCTAAAGCCCCATCGGGCAGATGGGTGATAGGCTTTTGTCTGCGGGACGGTAGGTAAGTTTCGCACCTACCGGTGCGAAACTGCTCGGCCAGTCGGATGCTCTGCGAGAAGCAATTCCCTTGGGAATTGCTGTATCGGTCGTTGAATTCAAAGATTTCTGAATGATTACGGGCGGCTTTTTTCACCTTGTCGGCGGCTCCGCCGAACTTGATTCTCCACTTTTCCTTCGGAAAAGGGATGAAAAACCCCAAGTCCCGGCGTTCCTCGGTTGCTGATGTCAGCAACATCAGCAAAAATGACAATCTGGCAAGATTGTCGGCGTTTTCGCCATAAAATTTTGCGCCAAAAGGCACTGGAATCCCTTGGATTCCGTTGCCTTTTGTGCGGGGGTGTGGTATCATTTTAGGACTCGCTTGTTGGTAGGGTTGTATCTCAAAACAGGCGACAGAAAAGCCGAGGTTTACCGACCTCGGCTTTTCGCTTTTACGGCCAGCCTAACCCCATTCTAACCATCCCCCACAAAACTTGCAAACACAGCTAGCCTCACTTCGTTCGGCTACAAACAAATGCGCAAACAAATGCGCAATCTCACTACGTTCGATTGCAGGCCAGGAGGCCCGCCTCCCCCAATATGTGGCACAAATTGTTGTCAGACCAATGAAAACACAGGGTAAAAGCATCGAAAAATAAACAAGCCGCTGTACCGAAGTTTTGGTCGATTTTTTGACCAAAATCGACCCTGTTTTGGGGTCAGTTTGAGGGAAGTTTTCCTGCCGCTCGAAGTCGGCTACAATGGTGGGCAGTCTTGCCCACCACTCTTACCTAGAAAGCCAAAAATGGCTAAGCCTGAGCCGGTCGTAGATCCTAGTCCTCGTCGAAAGTTCAACGCGAGTCAGGAATCGGGGATGAAACTCTTGCAGGAATTCCCGATAGTGGCCCTAGTCGGCCCGGCGGGTTCGGGCAAGACGCATCTTGCCCTCGAATACGCCGGGTGGGCGATTCGCAGGCAGAGGGCCGAACGAGTCTTTTTCGTTCGGTCCCCGGTCGAGATGGGTCGCAGTTCGCTGGGGTTTATCCCCGGCGAACCGAATGAAAAGATGGCCCCCTACGTCGCACACGCCAAGGAGATCGCCAAGTCGATTGGCATCAGCGAACACGCGCTGAGCGTCGTTCCGCTGTGCTACGTTCAGGGGCGGACTTTCACCGATGCTGTGGTGATTGTGGACGAGTGCCAAGTCCTCGACTTGGACGAGTTCCGAGCTATCGTCACTCGACTCGGCAAAGGATCTTCGATGATTTTTTGCGGAGATCCGGCTCAGGATACTAGACACCGTGGGCAATTCCGAGTATTTTTAGACAAGATCGAGGGCTTGTCGTGCGTTGCGGTTCAGCAGTTTTCAACTGCTGACAACATGCGACACCCTGCGATTGTTGAAATACTCAATGCTTTGGAGGATGCCTGATGGTCAATTTTCTGTACGCCACACTCGGTGCTATTTTGCTGGTCGGACTGGCCGGTTGCATGTACATCGAGCTTGATTCTCGATCTCGGAGACTCGACACTCTCACCAAGGAGTTCGAGATCCGCATCGCGGAACTCGAAGTCCGAGTAGGCGAATACGAAGTGCAAAGCACTTCGACGGGTGCAGAATGACCCCCACCGAAGCCAACACAAGCGACATCAAAGCTCTGTACATCATTGGGACTGTTCTGTGGGCAGTTTTGACTGCCTTTGGTATCTACGCGATTTCTGGACTCCATGAGTTGGACCAACGCCTCGATAGGTTCGAGGCGTTGCACCCTGAACCCGTCTGTGAGAAGTGCGGCAAATGATTAACCTAATCGGCGACTTCATAAAAGCATCGAGGGCGGAAGCAGTTCGGATCGAATCGAATCCGTGGTTCGCTTGGTTGCCTGAGTCTTGGGAAGATTTCAGCTACCTCTGTGCGTTTTACTTTGCGATGTGCTGCCTCGCGGTGGTGGTGTTGCTGCCAATCGCTGTGTTGTTGCTGGCTGGGTACGCTTGTGGGCATTTAGCAGGAGTTTGGTAAATGAGCGAAATCGGACTAATCACTTGGTACATCGTTCAGTTTGTCCTTTGGGCAGGGCCTTTCGGCGTGGGGGCATTCTTGGCGGTGGTTGCGACAGTCAGTGCCTACGTAGGCTATTTAATCGGGGGGCGTGGTAAATGATTGCAGGCATCATGTGGGACTGGGTTTGGACTGGCGTAGCCATTTGGTTCTTCATCGGATTGCTGCCTCTGGCGTTGCTTGCGTTGTTCGGTTTGATCTACGGCATCACTCTCGGTGCGGCTTACGTGCTTGACTGGTTGAGGGGGCGATTATGAAAGACGACGGGCGACTGTTGTACGCAATCTGCGGCACACTGCTGTGGATTCCAGCTTTGCTTACGTGGCTCGCGGTTATCTCGATTCCCGTTTTGGCGATTTGGAAAATAGTAGATTTGGCGACCTATTTTGCATCGGAGTGTGGTAGATGAAAGCGTCTGAATTTTGCTTTTGGTTGCAGGGCTACTTTGAGATGAGTGGAGTCACGCCGGAGGAACCGGGGACTCTCAACAGCCGACAATCGGCTATGATCCAACGCCATTTGGCGTTGGTGTTCAAGCACGACATCGACCCAAGCCAAGGAACACCGGAACACCAAGCGGAATTGCAATCGATTCACGATGGCGGCCCTTTGAAATCGGGCAGAGTTGACCCGAAAGATAGTCGACCTCGGTGCTAACCTAAGGAACCAGAAATGAAACGGATACGACAGCATTTAGCGGGATTCCTGATTATTTGTTTGCTTGTTGTGTTGGCCCCCTTGGCGATGCTTCACGATGCTTTGGATTGGGTGCTGGGTCGCTGCGAACCCTTCGTTCGTGACTTGGAGGCAATCGCCAATGACGAGTGAACACGACGAAATCAAACACCTGCGGGGTCAAATGCGAGGCATCGAAAACGATGTAGGGCAAATGAACGCCAACACCTTGCTGTTGGTGCTTATCTCAGCCACTAGCCTCATGCTCAGTCTCGTCCAGATTATTTTATTTGCCGTTTTCATGTCGCAACAAGGGAGCGGACAATGATCGAACCCAAAGTGCCAGAAGTACACATCGAACCGAAGATCCAACGGATCGAACTGAGAGTGTTTTCCGAAGTGCCGAGTTCGGTCGAGCCGTTCATGCTGCTTTCGGCAGTTTCGTTTCTTCTGTGTGGTGTTTTGATCTTCACTTGCATTGTCCTGAGCCTCCGACTACAGAGGCTCGAAGCCTACCAAGGCATCGATTCAGTCGGAAAAGTAATCAAGGATTCCGACTGGAGGCAAGACCACAAGAGACTCAACGACAACGTCAATTCGGCTGTTGATTCCATCAACAGCCGAATAGACAAACTGGAAGGAGAAACCAAGTGATGGCGTTGTTTCTGTTCGTGTTTTGGCTAGGCTTTCTTTGTCTCGTATGCTCAGGACTCGGTAAATGACCAGCGAACCCAAAGTACACGAAGAAACCCAAGACCCCTGGGAGTCGGCAACGGCGATGCGTTGCCGAGACGAAACCCAACAGGACCACTTCACCCAAGAATCACAGCCGGTAGGCTGGATGGGCACGTTGGTAATCTTCCTTGTGCTGTACTCGCTGATTATGGGTGCTTACCTTGCAGGTAAGCACCAAGACAGCATCGAAAAGAAGATGGAACAAGTACGAAGGAACTGGGCAAATGATCGACTTCCCACAAGACAAACGTAAGTGGACGATCTTTCACAAGATCGCCCACTCCAACCCTAGAATCGGAGCCCAATTGCTTGTAGTCCTAGAGGACTACAAGCAGGAAAAAAGCGAGATTCGACAATCGTTCACCGATGTCGAATTGATTCATCATTTCATGCGAAGCTATCCTATTATCATAGAGCTATCTACGGTATCGGGATGGCAGAACTTTCTCAAAAAGGTGCGCAATGGCAAAGTCGAAATCACTACTCGGGCAACTGCAAAAAACAGCAGCAGAAAAGCAGGAAAAACTCCAACAGGCCGCCGAGGCACAAAAGCCAAATGACCTCTCGGCCACGTTCTCCGACGATGTCGGAGATCTTGTCTACCACGGGGACAAAATCAAAACGGTAGACGAACTGCTCGCGCACGCCAAAGTCGATCTCGACGTTTGGGAAGTCGCTGAATACAAAATCAATCGCTGGGAAGTCGCGGGGAAGCGAAAAGTTGCCATAGGCACAAAGAGCATCGAAACGCTGTGGCAAGTCCCCAACTTGCAGATCACAGTCAAGCTCAGACGCAAGGCCCCCAAGACGATCCAAGAGGGTATTCTATCGCTCATAGCGAGGATGCCTCAGTGTAAGCCGACCAAGGCGGCTCGCAAGCGAGCCGCGAAGCACCTGATCGAATTCAGCCTGTACGATTGCCACTTCGGCAAGCTCTGCTGGTCGAAGCAAACGAGATCAGATGACTACGATCTCGAAATCGCCGCAAACGACTATCGAAATGCGGTCGATACGATGCTCGACCGCATCGCCCCCTACGATCCCGAAGAAATCGTTTTGCCGATAGGCAACGATTTCCTGCACTTCGACGGGGCCAACAAACTGACGACCAAGGGAACCTTGGTCGAATCGACTGACGACCGATACACGAAGGTATTTAGGCAGGGGTTCGTGACCCTTCGGGACACGATCTCGGTATGCCAAGAGGTCGCCCCTGTCCGACTGCTCTACGTCCCTGGAAACCACGACCGCTACACTTCCTGGCATCTTTGTGAGACGCTTAGGCATCATTTCGAGCCAAACAAGCGAGTGACGGTCGACAACGAGGAGACGAGAAAGTTCCTCCTGTGGGGGAAAAACCTGATCGGATGGGACCACGGAGAAAAAATGAGTCTCGATAAGCTGGCACGCATGATGCCAATCGAGGCTAGCTCTCAATGGAGTCACAGCGTTTTCAGATACATGCGAGTCGGCCACTTCCACACGAAGAAGCAGATTCGGCACATCAACACAGACACCCACCAGGGCATCCAGGTCGATGTGATTCCGTCGCTCAGCGCGACGGATGCTTGGCACTACGAAAACGGATACATCGGCAACCAAAGGGCCGCCGAGGTCGCTGTGTGGGACCGCGAAGCGGGTTTGATCTCCACGATGGTTGTTGAGGCACAAAGCGCAATCGAAAATAGGAAAAAGCAGCATGTTAGTAAGAGCTAGTTTGGATTATTTCCTCAGCGTCCCCGGCCACTTGTACGAGGTCGAGGGGCGGTTGCTACAGCAACTCGCCGAAGGAAAAAGGGTGCTGGACATCGGCACGCATCACGGCAGGGCCGCCGCCGCTATGGCGGCGACGGCAAAGCACGTAAGGACGATTGACTGGTATCAGGGAGACTCGATGATCGGGGCTCCCGATGTAGATAAGGTCAAGGAACTGATCTACCCCTTGGAAAACGTCGAGTGCCTTTGGGGTGATTGGGTCGAGTGGTGGGAGCAGATGTTCGACCATGCCGATTACGACATGATCTTCTACGATGCTGCCCACAGGCCCCCCGAAGCCTACGAGAAAGACTTTCTCGCCTTGGTCGAGGAATTCCCCGGAGTGATCGCCCTACACGACTACAAGCCCAAATTGGAAGAATACGGACTCGCCGTAGCGGCTATGGACGACTTCGCAAAAAGAACGGGCCGAACGATGTTCGGCCCGGTCGCAGGATCTTCGATTGTGTGGTTCGAGGCTCTTTAGCCTTTCTCGTCAAAGGCTTCGGGACTAAAAGGATGGTAATCAAAGTCGTGGCGGCTTCTAGTCAAGCTACCACTAGACAAGTTCGGAGAATCCGAACTTGTCCGGCATGATCTAGGGGCAGTATGCAAGTAGCTTGCATACTGCCCGGTGCGTTTCTCCTGATGCCGGGCTTTGCAGGACTTGTTGAAAAACAAGCCCCACCCGCGATCTCGATCCGCCTTGCGGACCAATCGCTTTCTACCGCACCCGCATTTACAGACGATCTCTACTTGCTGGCTCATTAGAACTCCTCCCTAGCCACACCGTCGAGGTTCTCGACGGTAGGCAACCACCGCCAGTGCGTGACGTTGTCCACACGATAATCCTCTGGGATGAATCCTACTCCACACAACAGCCATCGGTTGGGCTTGTCTTGTTTGCCGGGGTAGTACCTCGCTGTGAACATATCGAACACCCCACCCCGCCCCACCAAGACCAAAACGGGCATCGACGATTCCTCCTCGAAAGGCCCCCAAACAGCCATGAAAGGCAGGCAATCGCCTACGGCGTGCCATGCTTCGGGTTGGGGGTCATGGCCCTCTCGGATGTGTGAATAATACTTTTTTGGCATGGTGCAAACCTCCAAAGAAAAACCGAACGAAAAAGAAACCTACTCCGCATGACGACCGGCAAGCCGGTCGTTATCTACCGAACCCAAAATCGCCTCGCGGACAGCCTGTCGGCTCTCCGCGAATGCGGGAATCGTCCAACACCCCGGCGAGTTCTCATGTGCCCGGAACGGCGGTGTAGCCGCCGTTCCAGGCGGCCAGCTTCTTGTCACCCCTTCGAGGTCGTTCGCGTTGCGAACGACTGTTTGGGTGAGGTTGTACTGATCCTGAAACGAATCGCCGGGCTTGACTTCGTGGCCGAATCGGAGTTCACCGGCGGTGAACTCCGGGAAGCCCGAAAGAAACCGCAGTTCGATAGCTTCGAGATCATTGACGGATATGGCGTGAACACGAAGCCGACTTGCCGCTTCCAGTTTCGCGTCGAGGGGGGTTTCCCCCTCGACGACGATCTGGCAATGGCCCAAAATTGCCGCAAATCTACCCTTTGTCATAGCTTGATCCCCTAGTTGATTGGGTGCGACTCGTTAAGTCGCACAGTTTCCGCCATTGCCAAAACGATATTCTTGTGTCGATGCCACCATGCCCTAGCTTTCGAGTGCATTGCGTGGATTTCTTCGGGGTCGTCTTGGCGACCCCATTCAAGCCACTTGTCAATCGGATGCGTCTGGCATCCGATTGTGATGTTCTCAGGCGTGACTAGCACCGACCACGGTGCTAGGTACGCCTGAGCGAATTTGAAGGGCAAGTCGGCCCCGGACAAGTTGGCCCCGGACAAGTTGGCCCCGGACAAGTTGGCCCTGGACAAGTCGGCCCTGGACAAGTTGGCCCCGTACAAGTTGGCCCTGGACAAGTTGGCCCTGGACAAGTTGGCCCTGGACAAGTCGGCCCTGGACAAGTCGGCCCTGGACAAGTTGGCCCCGTACAAGTTGGCCCCGGACAAGTCGGCCCCGGACAAGTCGGCCCTCTCGCCTTCCGGCGAGTCGGCCCTGGACAAGTCGGCCCTGGACAAGTCGGCCCCGTACAAGTTGGCCCCGGACAAGTTGGCCCTGGACAAGTTGGCCCCGGACAAGTTGGCCCTGGACAAGTTGGCCCCGTACAAGTTGGCCCCGGACAAGTTGGCCCTCTCGCCTTCCGGCGAGTCGGTCAACCAAAGCGCATGTTTCCGCAATACTTCCGCCAGTTGATCGCTTTTCATAATTATTTGCCCCCCGTAACTGAGCCAAGACAGAACGCAGCAAGCGCGATAACAATCAAAACTTCCATGACAAAACCCTTTGTGAAAAACTGAGTGAAGAAAAGAAACACTGAAAAATTAGGGGACGATCTCAAGGGCAAACCGCCCTTGAGATGCGTGCGGACTTTCGACCCATCCCCAGGCCCCATCGGCCACCGCAGCGTCAGTAATCCGCTCCCGTAGCCAGTCGCAAGCGACTTGCCACGATGGGACTAGGATCTCCCCGTTGTCGCTGTCGGTTTTGAACCGACAGCGGATCGCTTCGGTAAGCCGCTCGGAGTTCCGAGCGGCCACGTCGCGCAGCACTTGGGGCAAGGAACTTGCCCCAAGGATGTGCAAGGTGCATTCGTCGGCGTTTGGTTGGCTCGCCAACCAAGCCCAATCAAAAACGCCGTAGATCCGGCCCGAGCCGGATACTATGGCCCCTTCGGTCAGCAGTACACTATCTTCCACTCCCGTGGGGAGTGGAAGATCGCAATACTCAAAACCCTCCTTGAATTCGTGCTTGAATTCTTCGAGTGCAATCAGTTCTTGCCACTCGGCATCAGTGACCCACCGAAACCCTTCCGGCGGGTTGCCTGAGTCCGATAGCTCGGGAGCTTGGCCCGGAGGGCCAGCGACCGCGACAAGCTCGGCGGATTGTGGGCAGAGATCGTAAATCTGTAAACCGTCAGTCGTTTTTCGTCGTGCCATCTGTATCGCCTCCAAAAAGTGCGGGTAAGCCGGAGCCCATCCCGGAAGGGGGCTTGAAACTACTCCCAGCAGACTTTGTTGTGTTTGCACGATGCGAGCCAAGCCAACCCCCGATCTGTTGCAATCTTTCGCAACTCCTCGGTAAATTTCAGGCTAGGCTTGGTCTTGGCGGTACGAGTACCGCCAAAGGTTCCGACTAGCCGCCAGACCAGCACCGAGTCGCGTTTGCGCGGGGTTGCTTGGTAAATCTTGCCGGTGAAGATTGCGGAATGCGGCGTAACTTTGGCCCCATCGCGACCCACGGTCGCGATGAGGTCGCCAGGGGTGCGTCCGATGGCTGGTCGGAGTGTTGCTTCGATCATCGTAAAAAATCCTCTCAGAAAAAACAGATACGGAAAACCGGAAAACCAACCCCACGCCCTCAGGTTATACGCTTGAGGGCGC